AATATCTAAAGATATAGGTATTTAATATGTCTAATTTTGTTTACAAAAAAGCAAAAGAAGCAATATTAAATGGACAGATAAATTTTTCTTCTAATCAATTTAAATTATTATTCGTAAAAACAGCAAACTATACTGCATCAGAGTCATCTCACGAGTTCCTCTCTTCTGTAGCCAATAACGCAATTGCTGCTACCAGCGGTGCAATCAGTGGGGTAACTAATACTCTTGGGGTTGTCGATGCCGATGATATATCAATTTATCTAGAAGCTAACACAACATTTGAAGCAATAATTTTATTTCAATCTACTGGGAATACTGCTACTTCCAGACTACTATTTTATATAGATACTGGATTTAACTTACCATTTACTGGTTCACCCATAAGCTCTAGTTTAACTATAGTCTGGGAAAATAATTCTACAAAAATATTATCATTATAGGAGCATAAAATGGCTACAAATTACCCTAACTCTTTAGATGTTTTAATCAATCCAACTGCAACAGATACCTTAAATTCTGGCGCAGTACCTCACGCCCAGCAGCATGCAAACATTAATGATGCCATGGAGGCTGTCCAAACTGTCCTTGGAATTAATCCAGCAGGTTCTCATTTAACACTTAAGGATAGAATACAAGCATCTGAAGCTCTAAATGGCTTAAGTGACGTTACTATTACTTCTGTTGCTTCTGGCAACGTACTTAGGTACAACGGCACAAAATGGATTAATTACGCCGAAAATAATTTAACCGATGGGGGAAACTACTAAAATGGCTAATACAATTAGAATTAAAAGAAGGGCGTCAGGCAACGCGGGTGCTCCAGCATCACTCGAAAATGCAGAAATTGCCTATAATGAAGTTGACGATATTCTCTACTATGGTAAGGGCACAGGTGGAGCAGGTGGTACTGCTACAACAATGGAAGCTATCGCAGGCCAAGGAGCGGTAGTTGGACTTACTGGCACTCAAACAATTACTGGTAATAAAACATTTTCTGGCACTATAGCTCTTGGTTCTTCGGCAACTGCAACAACTAAGTCTCCAAATAACAACTCAACATCACTTGCTACTACTGCATACGTAGACGCAGCAGTTACTGCAAGTGGTTCATTTACTGGGCTAATTTTTGCTGGTGATACTGGAACGAGTGAAGCAATTGCAAATGGCAATACACTTACAGTTTCTGGTGGCACAGGTTTAAGCTCAGTAGTTTCAGCAACAGATACTGTTACCGTTAATCTTGATAATACAGCGGTAACAGCTGGATCTTATGGTTCAGCTAGCGCAATCCCAACCTTTACAGTTGACGCACAGGGTCGTTTAACAGCAGCTGGAACAGCTTCTATATCTACTTCATTTACAGTAGATGCAGATAGTGGTGCAGATTTAACAATTTCTGGTGGAGACACTTTTAGAATAATTGGTGGTACTGGCTTAACATCAACAGCTTCTGCAACCGACACACTTACTTTAGACCTTGATAACACCGCAGTATCAGCAGGTTCATTTGGTTCTGCCTCATCGGTTGGAACCTTCACGGTTGACGCTCAGGGTCGTTTGACCGCAGCTGGTTCAACAACAATAGAAATTGCGCTTGGAACTAACACTTCAGGAAGCTATGTAGCAACAATAACTGGTGGAACTGGTGTTACTTCTTCTGCAGCAACAACAGGTGAGGGGACAACTCACTCACTATCTATTGGTCAAGATGTAGCAACCTCTGCAAGTGTAACATTTGCAGGGCTTACACTTAATAGTGGAAGTATGGTATTTGAAGGTGCAACTGCTAATGATCATGAAACAACCCTTGCTGTTACGGACCCAACAGCAGACCGCACAATTACACTTCCAGATGCAACTGGTACAGTTGCTTTGGTCGCAGACGTTGCAGCACTTTCGGGTGCAACATTTACTGGTGCGGTATCTGGTACATCTCTTACCCTTTCAGGTGACCTAACGGTTAATGGTACAACGACTACAATTAACTCAACTACAATAACGGTTGATGACAAGAACATCGAGCTTGGTTCAGTGGCAACTCCGACAGACGCAGGTGCTGACGGTGGCGGTCTTACGCTCAAGGGCGCAACAGACAAGACCTTTAACTGGGTTGATGCAACTGACGCATGGACTTCATCGGAGAACATGAACCTTCTAACTGGAAAGTCATTCCTGATTGCAGGAACTTCTGTGCTCTCTGGCTCTACCCTTGGTTCAGGAGTAACCGCATCAAGCCTTACTTCGGTTGGCACAATAGCAACTGGTACATGGAATGGTACAGCAATAGCCATAGCTAACGGTGGAACTGGCTCCACAAGTGCCCCAGACGCCCGTACAGCCCTTGGATTGGCCATTGGGACCAATGTACAGGCTTATAGCTCAGTATTAGCTGACGTAGCTGCTGGCAACTATACGCTTAATGGTGGAACTTTTTAATATTATTTATTAATTGTTTTTAATTAAATGAAAGAAAATTTTTATGGCTTTACCTAATCCCCCTAATATTGTTCAGGGTCAAATAGCACTAGATCCAATTAATGGGATAGTTTATTACAAAGATGAAGATAATAATTTAATTTCTACTGCCTGGTCTTGGCTGCAAAATAACGAAACACAGATTAGCACTGAAGATGATGTAACTATTAGTTCCAATCTTACAGTTGGCGGAGATTTAGTTATCGCTGGAAACACTGTAAGCTTAAATGTAGCTGAAGTTCTTATTGAAGATAATATTTTAGTATTAAACTCCAATGTTACAGGCTCCCCAATTCTTAACGCTGGCATTGAAGTTGAACGTGGGACTTCTACAAACGTTCAGATAAGATGGAATGAAGCATTAGATAAATGGCAGTTCACAAATGATGGAACTACTTATCTAGATTTAAATTCTATTGTAGCAGATTCAGTAACACTTGGCCTTCATACTGTTGGCGATTATGTAACGAACCTTACTGCAGGCACTGGTGTTTCAATTTCTCAGATCTCTGGAGAAGGTGCTACCCCAACTATTTCAATTGGTCAAAGCGTAGCTACTTCTGCTACGCCAACATTTGCTAGAGTTGTAGCTCCTTTAACCGGGGATGTAACAGGCAATGTAACAGGTAACGTAACTGGAAACGTAACTGGAAACGTCATAGGTGGAGTTACAGGAAATGTTACAGGTAATTTATCTGGCAATGTAACCGGCAATCTAACCGGAAACGTTACTGGCACTGTTTCTGATATATCAAATCACGGAATAAATGCTCTTTCTGACGTAACTATAACTAGTACAGCTAACGGTGATTTTTTAAGGTGGTCAGGTTCCCAGTGGGTTAATGATGCTGTTGATCTAAGTTCTGATACTGTTGGAGACTATGTTAAGAATCTAGTCCAGGGTAATGGCCTTACTATCTCAAATAACTCCGGAGAAGGAGCTACCCCTAGTATTGCAATTGATACATCAATAGTCCAGACACGCGTTGCTAATATTACGGATACAGAAATTGGATACCTAGATGGTGTCACCTCTGCTATACAAACTCAAATTAACACCAAAGCCCCAACTGCAGATCCTACATTTACTGGGACTGTATCAGGCGTTACTAAATCGATGGTTGGGCTTGGAAGTGTAGACAACACGGCAGATACAGCTAAGCCTGTTTCTACCGCACAGCAAACAGCCTTAAACTTAAAGGCAAATATTGCAGATCCTACATTTACAGGAACAGTATCTGGCATCTCTAAGTCCATGGTTGGACTTGGTTCTGTTGACAACACCGCCGACACGGCAAAGCCCGTTTCTACAGCTCAACAAACAGCGCTGAATCTTAAAGCTAACATTGCAGATCCTACTTTTACTGGAACTGTTGGTGGCGTTACTAAGTCAATGGTTGGCCTTGGTTCCGTAGACAATACCTCAGATGCAGATAAACCAGTTTCAACTGCACAGCAAACCGCATTGAACCTAAAAGCTAATAGTGCAACACCTACTTTTACCGGCATGGTTACTGCACCATTCTTAACTGTTAGTGGAGTACAAATAGATGCTAGTGGCCCATCCGATACAAATGTACTTAAGTACAGCTCTGCCTTGAATAAATATGTTCCAGGCGTTGCTTCTACTGTAGCTTCTCTTGATGACTTGACCGATGTAATTATTGGATCAGCAACTCCAAATCAAGTTTTAGTATACCAAGAAGGTGGCATATGGGCAGCGGGCAATGCCCCAATCCCAAGCGTTGAAGGAAGTGCCTATTTCTCCACTATTGGAGATGGAACTCTAACTACATTTACAATTACTCATAACTTGGCCACAAGAGACGTATTTGTATCTACTACAGAAGCAAATTCGCCGTATTCATCATTTTCCACATATTGGGAAGCAACTACCGATAATAGTATTATTTTATATTTTGATAGTGCACCAAGTGCGTCCTCCGTAAGAGTTGCAGTATATGCGGCTTTAGCTGGTTCGTCTTTCCCTGACCTAGAAGGAACTACGTATACTGGAATTATAGGTAACGGTATCGACGATACTATTCCGGTAGTACATAGCTTAGGCACAAGAGATGTGTTCATTCAAGCTAGGCAAGCAGCAAGCCCATATCAAGTAATAGCTGCTACATGGGAAGTAACTACTACAAATATTGTTACATTCTCTTTTGACACTCCGCCAGCTTTAGACTCTGTAAAGGTTTATATTTATAGTTCTGTTATAGGCAGCCCAACAACTTCTTTGTCTGGTTTGACTGACGTTAATTATGTTAATCCAGATGATAATGATATTTTATCTTGGGACGAAG